GGGTGCCACGACCCCAGCAGGGTTCAACGGCGGCAAGTGACGCGCCAGTGACGGAATCGGCTGTGCAGCCTCGGCGGTGCTACCGACCGTCCGGAGCAGCCATCGCATGTGATCGTCGGTGAGCATGGTCTCTGCGTTTCCCCCCTGAAGGCCGCTGTCGTGGGCTTCGCTCGGATCGACGTGGCGCACGGCTTCCCTGTAATGCGCCCACTCGCGTGCGCTGTTCTCGTCACGCCACTTCGCCATCTTCTTGCGCAACGTGTTCTCCTCGTGCTCCGTGATGGTGCCGGCCTTCCGCTTGTCGAGCACGCGAGCCGTCTCAGTTGCGTCCCCGTTGCGGATCGACTCGAAGTATGCGTGCACCGACCAGTTGTCCCCCCACCGCTTGCGCAGCTCGGAGTGCGACGGGTACCAGGTGCCATGATGTTCTTGGGTGATCGTGACAGCGGGCGCTTCGGGAAACAAGCCGTCGATATGCTTCTCCGCCGTGTAACCGCGAGCAGCGGCGATCTGCTTCAGTTTCTGCTTCGCAGCCTCGATGAGCGGTCGCACCTTTCGGTTGATCGAGGGATTCGACTCGTTCTTCTTGGCATCCAACAGCCCCATCGACGCGAGCACCCGCCCGATCTGCTGGTTGGTCGCCGGCTTCCCGCCCCAATCCGGTCCGCTGTCGTCATGCAGACCAGCGAGCATTCGAATGATGGTGTGATTGGGCTCGGTGAGCCGCTCCACTGCGATCTCGATCTCGCCCTTTACATGCTCGACCAACCCAGCGGGCATGTCCGGCGGGAACAGCAGACGATCTCCCTGCCCCTCCTCGTCGATGAACCCCGTGACGCGTCCACCGTCCACGAGCGCCTTCATCTTCTCCACGAGTGCGAGCTTGCCCGGGTAAACCTTGCCGCGGGGCTCGCCCGTCGGTGTGAAGACCTGCCAGCTCTCCATGGGCACCGGCTCGTATGCCTGATCGATGAAGTCGCCCGGGGTCGCGTACGATCCCATCGAGCCCGCGTCGCCGCTGTACACCTGCCGCTTCGTGATGTACCACGAGTTGGCGATGTCCTCGTTCGAAGGCTTCTGCTCCTTCTTCTCGGCCTTCTTGGTCGCCTGAAACTGAGCCGCGAGGAACGTATGTACAAGGCGCCGCTGCCGCTCGGTCCACGGACGAGCCGATCCGACTGCAGCGCGCTTGCCCTGCGACGCGTACGCGGTCATGTAGCCAGTGGCCACCGGAATGAACGGCTTCGACCCGTCGTAGTTGCGCAAGGTCATAAGGAGGCCGAGCTTCGCGCCGGACAAGATCTCCTCGTACTCCGGCGTCAACTCCCCGCCACGACGCATAGGCACGAACGGGCGCTTCTTGGCTACGTCGAGCGCGACACGGTGCATAAGCGGCGTAAACTGCTCCACGAGAGCCGGCTGATCGTCCTGCGGCACGTTGACAGTCCAGCGGAACTTTCCCCTGACGCGATCCTTTACGCGCATAAGCGCGTATTCGCCGTTCTCCAGCTTCCAGTGCACTGTATCGGGCTCCGCACGGCTCCCCTTGAACTTCCGGCTCATACGAGCCTTCTCGCTCGGGTGCGCTAGCGATTCATCGAGCCCCGGCTGCCACTCGGGGTTGCGTCGCTTCCTGGGTGGGGGCTCCTTCTTCACTTGCTTCTTGGGCGCGGGTGCTCGCCGCGGAGGCGGGCGCTTCTTCGGGCGCGTCATCTTCGGTCGCATCGGCTGGAGAGTGGCGTGACGAACGGTCTCAGTCGCATCGCTTGCCAGCGAGATCACCCGCACGGAGCGCTTCGTTCCGACAGCGCCCTTCCCGCTCGGATCAACCATCCACAGACCGTCACGCGAGGCGACCGTGACCACGTCACCCGGCTTGAGCGCGGCCACAGACCGCCCCGGATCTGGCTCCCAGCGCATCGAGTTGGGGTCGACCCTGTTCCACTCGTTCGGAGCGTCCTTCCGATAGTGCCCGTCCTTTCGGTACGAGACCCAGCCGATCGGCAGCGCCTTACGCCCCTTGACTAGCTCGAACACGAGCGACTTTTCAGCCTCATCGTCGTCCGCGTTGTCCTCGTCGTTGCCGGTGACGTCGCCGAGCTTGCCCTTGTTGTACGCCTCGAACACCTCGTCGACCGCGTCGGCGTGGTCGACACCTTGCTCGACCAGTTCGTCGATGGCTCTACCGATCGCCCCGCCGCCCTTTTCGATGGTCTTGAGCTTCTTGTAGTACTGCCTGTCCTCGGCGAGGTGGTCCATGGCGATTTCGCGAGCGATCTTGAGCGACTCCGTGTGCTCCAGCTCGTGTGCCATGCCCTCCGCGAGCGCGTCGTCATCGAAGTCGCTGGGCTGCATGTGGTCGGCCTTCCCGCCGGGGAGCTGATCGACCGCCTTCGAGAGCTTGCCGCGACGCTTCATGTCGAGAGCGATCGCTACCGACTGCTTCTGCGGGTAGCCCTCATTCATGAGCGTGCGGATCTTGCCCCCAACCGCGTCATCCTTGGACAGCTCATCGTCCTGACAGCTGCACGCCTTGACCACAGCGCCGAAGTCCAGCTCGCCCTCTGCGAACATGTCGCGCAACATTGTGACCGAGATCTCGGTCACACCCGGCTCCATGACCGCGTGGTCGAAGTGCGCCGCGTAGGCGCGCAACGCCTCCTCGCGCGACGAGAACCCGAGCATGAGCTTGTCTTCGTCGAAAGTACCGATCGGCGCGTACTCGTCGCTGTGCTGCTGCACCTGATGCAACACATAGACCGTGGGCGCTCCGAAGTCGTAACCAACGTACACATCGACCGGATCGCCGTCCGCGCCATGCGTCCCGGGGATCTCCCCGTAGTAGTTCTGCATCGTGATCGACCACTTCTTCCCGTCGTGGCCGCGCCCAGAACGCGTTGAACCCGGTGCGTTCTCGACGTAGATCAAGATGCCGTTGAAGTTGAGCGTGCCGACGTACGGAAACGGGTCACGATTCGGCTCGGGAGGCGGTCCCATGGTGATCGGCAGCCGGCGCGGCTCCGGTGCGGCTGTCAGGTCGGGCAACACGACCCCACCCGACCACATGAGCACCAGTTCCGATGACTTCCGAACTCGACCAAAATGGTGAGCAAGAAGCTCCAATGCGCGAATCTCACCCTGGCGCCGATCGTTGCGGTACTCGCCGGGCACAGCCTGGATCAGCTCCGACAACGCCTGATCGATCAATTTGATCTCGATTTGAGCCGTGGCGCCAGACATCGCCGCCTTTTCCCGGATCTCGTCCTCGATGACGCTCGCCTTCTCCCCGTACTCCTTCGCGGCTTCCGCTGCCGCCTGCTTGACCAGCTGATCGACGTGAACTGCGTTGGGTCGGGTTCCGAGCGCGCGCTTCAACGCTGCCGGTGCCAAGGACACACCGAACTCCTCCGATCTAACCGCGCCACCCCCGGGCTTGTGCCCGACCCTCGTACCACCAACAGCCAGCCCGATCTGTGCGCCCAGCTCGCGTGCATGCCGCTCGTATGACGCATCGTCCTCCACTACGCGACGACTTGAAGACGAAGACGCCTCCGTGACTAGAACCCACTTGTTCAGACCAGTCTTTTTGAACTTGCCGCCTTTCCGCTGCCTGACGGTGCCGATCGGCAGTGCTGACTTCGTCACTGCTTCCCCCTGTACACCGGAGGCTCGTCCTGCACGATCAGAACGTCCCCCTCGTGCTCGTATACTCCCGGCGGCAACGAATCGGAACTCTCCGAGGTGTTCGGATGCTCCAGGGGCGGCTTTGGCGAACTCGTTGTTGATGATCCCGTACCACTTTGCTTCGTCGAACTTTTCGCCATCGAAACCATCCTTCGGGTCCCCGCCCTGCGATCGAATCCATTTGTCCATTTCCCACTTCGCGGCCACCAGAACATTGCTCTTGAGGTGCTCATGCGCTGACGCAACAGCGACCTCAGGTGGCCACTTCGTTCCAGGACGGGTTGCGCTCCAATACCCGCCGTCCGGTACGGTTGCCCGGACTTCCTTGAGATTGTACTGCACCGCCGTCTGCATGTCGGGCCTGCTCAATACAGCCGAATACGGATGATTGTGAGTCAGAACCGCGTTGTGCATGAGCCTCGCCCCATCCGGCACCATGCATGCGACCGACGTATCAATCGCCCGGCCCATGCGCTCTGCGAGCGCACGACTCTTCGCAGGACTTCCCACGATCCGCTGGTCGCCGGTATCCGAGATCAGCACCATGAACTCGTTGCTCCGGCCCCTGATCTGCCGTTCGCACTCTTCGAGCGGCAACCCGTCTGGGATGAACGGCTCGACATCACGAACCGCTGCAGCCTTGCCGCGCACCCACCACGAACCATCGTCAGGACTGATACCGAGATCTGCTCGCCGTGCGGGCGCCGGCTTCGAGGTGGGCGAAAGCAAGCTCGGAAGCCCCTCCTGCTCGTACTTGTGCGCCAGCTCCCAGAGCTTGTCGAACGACTCCAGCGGGATGCGTTCCTGTGCCGCGTCGCGCGCCAGATCTAAAACCCGCTGCACGTCTTGCGGAGTGCCGCTGATGACCAGCGACTCGATGAACGACTTGACGCGCTCACGCTTACGTAGGATGACCGGGTGATCGGAGTCGTCGGTGACGAAGTAGCTGTCGATCAACCCTTGAACGGGAGAGCGCTTCTGGGCGCCGATCGGCTTCCACGAGCCGTCAGCCTGCTTCTGCACCGATCCGGTCTTCCACTTCCGCACGGTACCAGCGGGGTACTTCACGCCACCCTCCCCATGCCGCGCACCGCACCGGGCGCTGCGTCTCCGGACTGCCAACCGGAAGGCATCGAAACCCAGCCTGGAACCTTGAATATGGGACAGCCGCACCAGGGGTGTACTGATCCGACTACGAATTCCCAGTCAGGCGCCTTTCGACCGTAGTTGGTGCCGTTCCCGATCGCGTGCGACATCTTGTACACCCGCGGGAAGGAACCATCAAGATGCAGTCGGATGCAGTGCTTGCAAGCACCGTCACGTGGCAGCTTGTACACCAGCGGGTCCTTGATCGGTTTGCCGGTTGTCTTCGACTCCTCTTCGGCCGCCGACATCCAGCGCTCGACCTGACCGTTCTGTACCGCGCCGTGTAGCTCGGTCTGTGCAATTCGCTGCAGGTCTCGCCGCCAGTCCTGGGTGAGGTGGCCGATGTCCGAGCGCACGCGCCCCACGGTCGCGCGGAACAACCCGTCAAAGTAGTCATCGGTGAGCCCTTCCTCGATCCCCTTCTCTCGAACCCGCTCCATCGCGTCTTCGTCGCCGAATCGAGCGCTGATGACGTCGCGGATGTCCTCGCGCAGCTGGTAGTCGATCTGCTGGTCCATGTCATGCATCGACGCCGTAAACCGTGCTGACGCCTTCGAACCCATCCCCACGACCAAATCCGCCGCCGAGCGCGCCGCATAAGCCGCTGACGCCTCTTCCGTGGGCGTGATGGGCATCCCCTGCCCGCTCAAGAGGTTGCGGAACGCCTCCAACCCCATCTCGGGCTCCTCTCCGACTGACCCTTGATAGGCGCCGAAGAGGAGCATGAGGCGGGCAAGGCTCTCTTTCGGGTGTGCGGGGTCAATGAGCCCCAGCATGATCGCCCGCTGCATCAGCTCAAGGCTAACTGCGGTGGGGCCGAAGATGACCGCAGCGACCGCACCATGATGCTCGCGAATGATCGTATCCAAATCGCGAGCGACCTCGGGGGTCAGCCACATTCACCGCTCCTGAGCCATCTCCACGTACCTGCTGATGTCCGCATCCCGGACCGCTCTCCCGATCCTCGCAACCAGTGCTTCCCGCATCTGAACCATGACGCGATCGTACAGCTCAATCACTTCGAGCGTGGCGTCGAGCACCACCTGATGAGGTGGGTCCTGACTGACCTGGACAGCGAGCTGCGTGACACCAGCGCTCTTCAGTGCCTTCTCCAGCCACTCATGCGGATCCGCCCCGTCGGCTCTAGCGAGATCGCAAAGAGCCGACAGGGCGCGTTCCGGGTTGGCTGCCAAGTCCCCCGCTTCGCACTCGATGTCGAAGCGCATGCGGTGCTAGGCGCCGTAGTTGCGGAAGTCCGCCTCGGTGACGGCGAGATCGACGTCGAAGCTGCCGCTGTCGGCGACCCGACCTCGGACACCACCACGCCGCGCGTAGGAGAGCGCCACCGTGATCGTGGTGTCGCCGGTCCGCGTGAACGTGGCGTCGGCGAGCAGAATCCAGTTGTCGTGCGCCACCAGTGCCGAGATCTCGTCTTCGGTGAGCACCACCGAATCCGCGGTGTCGGCGACGGTGCCAGGGAGGATGAGGTAGGCTGGCGTGTCGTTCGCCGCGCCCGTCGTCAGCACGACAGCCGCCTTGCTCGCCTTGCCGGACGTCGCGCCCCAGACCACCGTGTCACCGGCGTCGGAGTCGACATCGGCGGCAGCAGCCAGGAAGTGCGGCTTGCCCTTGACCTGCGCGATGAGCAGATCGACATCGAGATCGAGGTTCGGCGCCGTGTTGGCTCCGGATGCCTGGGTAGTGCCGCCGTCGGTGACGACGCCGCCCTGCTCGATGTGGTTCTGAGCAGCGCGGAGCACCGCATTCATTCGGGAAAGGACGCTGGTTGCTTGCGCGTCGAGAAGGCTCGGGGATCCCATGGGATTGTCTCCTTGATCGAGTGATCAGATATCCGTAGTGTACCGAGCCAACGGCCTCGGATCACGCTCGGACTTTATTGCGTCCTCTCCGCCCGTGTCAACGGACTCAGGACTTGAACCGCCGAAGTCGTTGAAATCGATCTCGTCTTCGAGGTCGAAATCGCCCTCGGCTTCGTCACCGAAGTCGCCACCACCTTCATCATCGAAACCGTCCTCCTCGCCCATTCCACCACCCATCATCTCAGCCTGCTGCTTGGCATTGAGCCACTGGATGTACTGGGCGTTGAGGATGAGGTTCCCGCCTTCCTCCTCGGAGAGCGGCGGGTCTCCGCGATCTTCCCGCACTTCGTTGAGCGTGCGGAATGCCGACACCTGCTTCGTGAGCAACTCGGTCTCGGCTTCCTCGCCCTGATCGTCGAGCCCAACGGCTCGGATCTCGTAGTCAGGGTCTACGCGCCACAGGAAGTGCACGTTGAGGCACATGAAGAACCAGCGAACGAGTGGGCGAAGCCCCAAATCCTTCGACGCCTTGATCTTCTCCTCGACCGGAGCGTTCCCCATCGCCGACGACTGCCCCGTGTTGCCGTAGGAGAACTGCACCTCTTCGGGGGCGATGTTGAACCGTGCGCAGAAGATCTTGATCAGGAAGTCGATCCAGGCGTTGTACTCCATGTCGCGGTTCGACATCTGCATGTTGATCCACTGCAGTTCATCCGCGTTGGTGATGGGTGTGCGCCATGCGTTGGCGACCCCAGAAACCATCGCGTACCACTGCCGACGGAAAGCACGCAGCTGCTTGTCGGGAATCGTGCCCTTGAAGTTCAGAACGCCTCTTGTGGCCGAGCCCTGGGTGAAGAACCGACGGTTGTAGTCCATGCCCCAGAGGAAGCCGGTGATTTCCCTCACCGCGGTCTCGATCTCAGACAGTCCGTATCCGTACGAGCGGATGCCAGATCTCGGATTCCGAATGCAGAAGGCCAGCTCTTCGGGCGTGAAGGCTTCCACGATCGAGCCGTTGATGACCTGCACCGCGAACGGATCATCAGCGTCACGATACGCCGGGTCGAGCAAGCGGATGGTGGTCGGATCTACGGTGTCAAAGTAGCTCGGACGCCCCTTTCGGTCCGGCACCACTTCGAAGGTCGCCTGATCGAACGTGAGACTGTCTGGGATGAACTTCTTCGCGAATGAGGTCAGTGTTTGGCTCGTATCTATGCGCCCGTCTTCGACGTAGCCGCATGTCTGCATCAGCCCGGCCAGCTCGGAGGCGCGCTTCTCCTCCTTCTTGCCCATCTTGGCGTTGCGATCTCGAAGCCGAATCTCGAAGCCCGGACTGTGCCGGTCCTCAGGCGGCTCGCAGAACATGAGCACCTGGTTCGTGCGAACCTTGATGATGTCCGCGATCACGGGGACGGTCATCCCGACCCGTTCCATCGCCGCATAGGTCATCGGTGACGGGCGATCTCGGTACCCCATGGCCGAAACGAGATCGAACGGGTCGAAATGGAGCGCCTTCCTGTCGATCGGCTCGCCCGGCATGCCGTGGTTGCCGTCGTTGCCGGCCTTCTTCGCACTGTCCGCAGCCTTCGACATCCAGTCGTCGAACTGCTGGTTGTCCGTCCACTGCGCGAACGCCTGCGCACGGGAGCCCGCGGCTCCGAGAGTGGCAGCGGCGGCTTGCACCGCCGCGCTGCGCAGCTGATCTCGAAAGCCCACGGGCTACCCCTTCCGAGTGAGAAGACCGAAGTTCGGAGCGACCATGCGACCGTCGGGACCCGCCCGGACCGGCCCGGAAGTGGCATCCTCGCTCTTCTCGATCGTCACGAAGTCGTCCCGCGTGACCATCGCCTTCTGAAGCCCGGTGCGACGACTCTGCTCGTTGATGTCGTACGCGGTGTGCGGGGCCTTGTGGTACGTGACCGAGCCGACCTGGAACGTGTCGGGCTCGACGAACGTGTTCATCTCGGACTTGAGGAG